TTAATTGGGGTACGTCAAGTACATTTCAATGACGAAACGGCAATAATTCTGACGCATCCATCTGATCATCTATGTCGGTTCGCACGTCATTAACGAGCGCGCCCATATCTCTTACCTGACACAAGGAAAGTACCATCCTTCTCAAGGTTAATGAGGCTGACCTGCACGTTTGTACCAATTTCCTCAATGATAATAAAGGCCTGTTGCCAGTTCATCGTGCCTTTAGTGTAATGAGCTTGCCTGACATCCATTAGATGCCCTGCCTCCCATCCCCTCAGGATACGCCCTATACGGCCTCCAGAGGCCTCTGTAAAGGCCGATTGTCCTGCTCTGTGAGTATGTCCACAGATAACGCTAATACCATGCTTACGAGCCGCGTCAAGGGCTGTAAGGCCAGGCGTAGGCTTCACGCTACCCTCATCCCCATGTACTGCCACAATGCCTCTAGCAATGGCGTAAGGCTTCTTATGATAGGTGATGCCTAGTTCATCGAGCTTCATAAACTTCTCAAAGCGCAACTCAGGCAATGCCAAGAACGCTGGAATCTTCTTCATCGTGACGTTGTAAAGTCTGTCTGTGTGATTGCTACGAATCATGTGAGCCTCTTTAGCATGCTCAACTAATGACCAAAGAACTTCTACTGCTTCATCTCTATCAGCAGCTAGTGTCTGCTCGTACCACCCTGGCGTGTTCTCTGTCCATCGTGATATCTGTGGGAGATCGATTTCATCTCCGAGAGTAACAACAGAGTCGGGCCGAAACGCTTTAATAAAACTTGCAACATTCTTAACTGCTACTGGATCGTGATAGGGAACTTGTAAGTCTGGAACTACAACAGTTCTTTTCATTCATCCTCATCGTCATACCAGTCTGGCTCTGGGATATTTGGGTTGATTGGGGATGGCAGTATCCAATCTGGATAACTGTTCTTCTCAACTATGATGGCAAGTGCCAAATCAACTGGGAAGCCTGCTCTGCGTAACGAGCGATACATTTCATGTACGCCGATAGCCCACGCATCTAGTTTGGAATAGCCTTCATCCACTAGCTTCTTAGTTGCTTTTCTTGCCATGAGATAAGTGTCACCTCTCTAATAAAGAAATGATTGTTTCGACACGCCCTTCAAGTCGATTCAATCTATCGTTCATCGAACTTCCGCCATTGGGCTTTAACTCGTTTAGATAATGCTTCACCAGCCATCGAATAGAACCTACGAATGCTGTGACGATTGAGATAAGTGCAACTGCAAGAGCCGCCCAGTTAAGGGCGCTCATTACTTCTTAATACCTAGAGATGAGTCCGATGGATTTAACCAGCGAATTACAGGTGGGAGAACGGATGCAAGACCTGCGCCAATAAGCGCTTTTGGATCAGTTACACCAGCTGCTGCAAGTGAGAGAACTGCTACTAAGAATGCTCTAGCCCATGAGCCTGCTGCTGTTTTTAGGTCATTCATTTGTTGTTGCTCCTAGCATCGGGATGTCAAACCAGCGACCATTCTGATCGCCTTTCTTGGTAAAGCTGATATGAATATGAGCATCGTGGCGGTTAATGCCAGAATAAGTTCTCCAACGCCAAAGCGATTTAGCTGAGGCAATCTTTCCTGCATAGATGATGTAGGAGATTCGTTTGTCCTTCTTGGCACATACGCGTATTTGGTTGGCAAGATAAGCACCTGTGCTGGGGCGTGAGTCGAAGTCCTTATCCACATCAATAGCCCTGACGATTCCGTTAGACGGATCGGGATTGTGGTCACTCTTACGATTGGAGTGCTTGGCATCGCCTATCCAACCATCGGACTTTCTATCGCGGTCAGGAAATGAATCATCAATCTGCTCACGAAGTTGTTGCCCTGCTTTACAGAGAATCGGCTTCATCAGTTACCATCGGTGTGGATTGTTCCGCTTTAGGATTTAGATACTGGTCATAATCAGAATTGCCAGGTTCAATAGGAATATGAGAAACAGTTCCATCCTCGTTATAACGAGCAATGTATTCCCAGCCTAGTTCGCCAGTTTTCTTTTCATAAGTAACAGTCATCATAACTCCGCATCACAATTAAATCCGTCATCGGTTGAGTCAGGATAAGTAAAGAAAGCACCAGTAGCAGTTGCAGTTTGTAAAGATGAGAAACCATCAACGCCAATATAATTAGGACTTGGTTGTCCAGTATTTCCCACAGCCCAAGTGCCTACCTTTGTAACTGTTGGTGAAATTCTTTTAGATGCCTTAAAAGCAATAGGAAAATAAGCAGATATACCAGCAGTTGCATAACCACCGATAATTGGATAACCACTTGCCTTGCCACCGATAAATTCAAAGTACCTTTGGCAAGCAGCCAATTCACCTTGGATTGTTCCACCAGTACGGCTAAAGGAAGTTGCTACTGAGCCAAGTTCTAGTTGAATACCTGTAACTTCAAAGTAATCATTTGCACCTGCTGTGCCTGTTGGATCAAATGTAAAAAATGGTTTGATTTGTGTGATGTTTGATGCAAGTGTTGCTGAATATGTAAATCTTTGCCAAGTTGTTGTTAAGGTAGCATTTTGAGATATTGGTGATGCTGCGTTAGTCCAACCAGTAAAAGGCGTTTGGTCTGTTCCAGTTCCAGTTCCAACCCCAACGGCTAAGATATTACTTGTTGCTGAGTAATTTGCTCCTCTTCGAGCATAGAAAGAAAAAGTTACTGTTTTACCAGCGAAAGGAATTGAATTGACTGTTTCTATAGCTTGAATATAAAACAGAGTACCTGTACCAGTTTGACCTGAGTTGCGTTGTAATCTAACACAGTATTGGATATTAGGTAAGTTAGTCGTATCGTTTGTTAATTGTCTTGAAATAGTACAGGCTTGACTTGCGTTTGTACTTGTTGCCCATCTATCAGCTGTGTATCCATAGGTTGAGGCTGGAAACGATAAACTAGTGCCGCGTTGCCATACATCAAAGCCGCCGTTGATAATAGGGTTTTTACCTGCTGCAACTGAGAGTGTGCTGCTAGTAAGTAGGTTAATTGTGCCATTAGTATCATTAACATCCGATGCGGAATAGACATCTCCATTCGCATAGGTTGTTTTGAGTGGAAATCCGACAGCCATTAGCACACCTCTTTCATAGGGTCAATTCTAGTACATAACATCGAGTAAAGGCTCCTGTGTAGCGATAGTAGTAGTCCATGTGTTAGGGGTGATGTTGTGAGCAATTCCCTGCACTTGGAGCTTCTTCTGAATAGTTGATCCACCAGGTTGCTCATTGGTGATATCTACTGTGTTGAAAAAGTCAAGACTTAGGGCTGCTGTAACGCCTGCTGTGTAATTTGGAGTCACTAAGTCCAGAGTAATTGTTTCAATGCGAATGGAAGTTTCTTTACGGCTATCCACATAGGCAGTTGCTAGGGCTAGAGCGTTGGCATCTGTCTGCATCAGCATATCTGTAGCTGTGATAGATCGTGTGAAGTATTGGGCAATGGATGTGGCATCTGAGTAAGTCTGTGCTGTGCCACCGATTCTGGTCACAGTTGCCTTGTTCACGATTGTCTTGTCATCAAGTGCAAAGGTGATTCCTGCATAGTTAATGCCTGTGCCAGTTTGATTGAAGATTGTTGGAGATGCAGCCTGTGCATCATAGACAAACTGTCTGCCCTTAAAGGTTGCTACGCCATTCTCATCAATGTAGAACGCTCCTTGTTCTGTGAACTCAGCAGTCTGAATGGCTTCTAGGACTGTGCGAGTTGTGCCAGGGTCTGCCACGCATGTTGTAGCTCCTGTGCCAATGCTGGTAAAGGCTGGAGGCCATGCAATCATGGTAAGAATTGATTGAACGCGCTGTGCAGTTGTCTGCCCTGCTGTACCACCTGTAACTGTTGTGACATTCGAGTTATACATCAAGCGGAATGCGTCATAGCAGATAAATGTGCAATAACCTGTTTCTTGTCCTGTTGGATACGTATAGCGAAACTCGGTGATGTAACCGCCAAAGAGGCCATATGTTACGCCGCCATAGATTGCAGATGCCTGTATCTTTCTAAGAGGCTGTAACAGCCCGAAGTAAGGACTAGCTGTGTTCTGTGGGTTAAAGTCACCATTAGGATCAACAATGCGGATAGTTGCCGAACCTGCTTCGTATTGATCCTGTAAAAGGTTGCGACCTCTACGAGTTGAGATGTTAAGAGTTTGACTAGAAACATCCACGATCACAGGAATGGCAGACGCAAGCTCAGCAAAGCCTAACTGTGAAGTACCTAAGATAAATGGGTTACCGAATGATGCTCCACCCGATAGATTTATCTTGACTGAAAGGGTTGCTGGTAATGCCATTAGTACGCCGTACTATAGTTAATCGGAATACCAGAAGCCTGATTGTTGTAAATACCTTGAGTAATTGCTGATACTAAATCGCGCTCTGTTGTAACTGAGCCTTGAATTACAACATTGACTACTGGCGCACCGCCACCACCAGCTTGTCCTGCACCTGCTAGACCACCATAGTTGTTCTGTCCTAGATTGGTCATGCCGCTACCGAAGCCCTCATAACCGCCTGTAGGGGGCGTAAAAGATTGGAAACCCTGTGAGGTTGGTGTAACACCTATTCCCATTGCTCTTAATGTGTCGCGTTCACCGAGAGCAAACTTGCCAAAGTTGAGCATCACGTCTAATGCGCCAAACATGGCTTTGCCAAAGTTTTCCATAGCATCAGCAGCTGAATTGGTTTTCATAATCTGACCTGCAAGGGCTGCGTTCTGGTCATGGATAGCAATGAGCGATTTTAATCGCATCTGTGTTTCGCTATCTGTTGCCTGATTAAGAGCTGCAAATAATCCAATGCGCTCTACGTCAAACTTCTTTTCTAATTCCTGTAATGCTAACTGATCGCCTGTAAGGGTAATCTTTCGAGCTGTAGCATTGTTATCAATTGTCTTTAATGTGTTGTTAGTCTTTTGTAGTTTCAAAGCATCTCTAGCAGCTTTATCAATAGCCATGCGCTGCCCTGGTGATTGCGCTGGAGTACCGGCGTTTCTGGCTCTAGTGGATGAGCCTAACTGACCTAATAATCCAATGATGTTGTATTTAGAAACATCGCCAATAGCACCAAATAAATCTTTAAGGACTGGCAATGAGTTAAGTTTGGCGCTGAGAACTCCGATGCCATAGATGACGTTACCAATCTGAGTGGCAAAACCTTCCATTGCTGTAGTCGCTCCGCCAATGCCTTCTTCGCCAGCAATAAGTTGCATAGCATCAAGTAGGTCTTTGCCAATAATCTCTTTAGCGTTCTCGGATGCAACTGTTAGGCGAGCCATCGATCCTGCATAACCTTCAGCAGCAGCAAGTGCTTGACCTTTAAACTTGTCTGTCAATTCGGCAGTAATCAAATCTAAATCGCCAGATGCAAGAGTGGCTTTAGATAAGCCTGCACCTAGACGGCTAAGAGCTGTGGTCTGACCACCATAAGCCTTTGCAAGTGCCATAGATACAGCGCCTAAGTCTTTGCCTGTACCTGCTGCAATGTCAAGGGCTAGGGCTAAGCCATCCTGTGACTTTCTAACATCGCCTGTGGCTGTTAGAAGGGTTCTAAAGGCTGGTCGTAGGTTGTCATCAAGGACACCTGTGGCGCGTTGTAAGTCTGCAATAAACTTCTCAACCTCGATGGAAGCAAAGGCATTGCCTGTATTGGCTAAGGCTAGAGAAAGAGATCGTGCAGCCTTCTCATCTGCTGCAAATGCTTTAACTGCCTGCTTGCCAAATGAAATAAGTTTGGTTGTAGCAAAGACTCCGAGAAGTTGCTTGCCTAATCTTCCTACGGACTTTTCAAGCTTCTGCGTGGCAGTTTCTGCTTGCTTAAAGGCCTTCTTGCCTGTGTATTCGGCGGCTATATCAATTCTTACATCTGCTGATGCCATTAGTTGTACCTCACCGCCTTGTTAAACTTATCTCTGGAAGTTTCGATTGCTTTAATTACTGCTGCGTTTGTCTTACCTTGATCTTCTGCCCAAGCGCGAAAGATTGCTCGACCTTTCATCTTGCGTGATGCTCGACCTGCTTGACCTGTTTCGCGTTTGTAAGCATTCTTCATTGTGCCAGTAGCTTCAATAGCGTCTACAAATTGCTTGCCAGCATTAGGGTTATTGCTCTTGCCAAAGTTCTTGCCTGTGCTAGTTGAATAGACAGAGTTCATGCCTGGAATACTTACTTCTTTTCTTTTTGCCTGTGGACGGCCTTGAGGATTGACTCGACCTGCCCATTCATAAATGACACCAGCTGCTGAAGCATTGACAATTCTAGCCAATGCAGTAAAGCCATTGCGATTAGGCTTTGATGGAGTTGTCTTATATCCAATACCAGACTTTGCGGCACTGGTTGAAAATCCGCGAGAACCCCAGTTACCTTCTTTGCCCCAGCCGCTTAAAGGTGCTGTTGAAGGGATAAATCCACGAGCCTTAGATGTAACTGGCTTCAATAATAGTGCAATCTCTTTTTGTGTTTCTTTGGCTAAATCAGGTGTGAACTTCTTTAAGGCTTTACGAAGAGCGATGCCGCCTTTGACTTCTGTTGGCATCTCTCATCTCCTTCGCTTCATCCTGTAGAACCTTAATTAGGTTCTTTAGCATTACTTCATCTAGCTCTAATAATTGTTGTGGCGCGATCCCGAGTCTGACACTTAATTTAGCAATCAGATAGGTGATCGAGTCGCGCCCTAAGCC